AATATGAACCTTCCTCAATTGTAAAGATTGATCCATGCCCCATAGGTGGAGTATCAATTGGTTTGCTGATACCATTAATTCCTACAGTTGCGTTATAACCATTGGGATGAGAAGAATTAAGAATCTCACCTTCAATAAATTTACTGAAGTTTGAATTGCTTCCTCCATCAATATATCTTACATAAAAAGTTACATCATCAGTTTCATTCTCTGGATATGCTAACTTTACTTCTGCAATAACACCAGATACTGTACCAGTCAGTCTGTAACCAATATATTCTTCTGCATCAATACCATTAGTAATTGAAGAACATCTAACATAAGCAGACTGACTATCAAATGCAAACTCACCAGGAACAACCTGATCTCCTGCTTTCAGAATGCGTGACGCCAGTTTCTCAATTTGATCCTGAAGGATTGTCTGTGCTTGTGTGAGTTCTCTTGCCTGGACTGGATAACCAGGTTTAAACATTACACGATAATAATTTTTATCCTCATCAAAGTCATCATGATAAGGACGAACATTAGTATTGATCTGTAATGGCGACATCTTGTAAATGCTCTTTTGGTTATTTAGAATGAAATTATGAGTGAAATCCTTTCAGTTTGTGTTGGTTGTCTCTGAATTGGAGTGATGTTAGACAGATAAGTTAACTTGCCAGTGTATGGTTGAATTTCCTTGTCTGCAAAACCCATTCTGAAGGTCAACCCATTAAGACTTCCATTGTAATCAAAGGGTTCAACTAGTTTTTGAGAAGTTTTGCCTCTAATCAGATCTCCTGCCTGGAATTGATATAGTTTGCCATCGACATCGCAGTGCTGTGCAGGAATTTGAATGTATCTAAGGATTTGTTCCAGTTCATCCCATCCAACAACAATACCTCTTGCTGTATGTGTGACTGATTTATCAGCATCAAAGATCATTTGATAAATTTCTTCACCAATTCTAAACTTATCAACTCCTGCAATCTCACTGACAGTCCAGGCATACACTCCAGACATTGTATCTGGGTTTGGTGGAAGCAAATTGGAAGGAACTGGATCCTGCAGAATGCCAATTTGTCTAAATTCTGTGTCAGGAAAGAAGTCCGCAAGGTTATAATTGAGTGTAGAGAACAAACCAACTCTAAATCCACCCAATTGTCTTGGTAAATCACTACCCCAACCATTTGGAGGAGAGATAATCACTGTGGATTGGAAGGTTCCATCACCTTGTGGGTTCAATCCATTGACTTCTTGATCCAAATCCACCAAAGATCTATAAACTCTATTAGGAACAAAGTCCAATTTAGCATAAGTGTATCCACTACCTCCTCTGGCGATTCTAATTTCTACAATTCTTCCAGCAGAAACTCTGACATTCGCAACTGCACCATCTCCATCACCAACAATCTTGCAATAATAGTTGGTAATTTGATTAGGAACACCACCAGGATTGACTGTGTAGTTCTCTCCTCTTGCATCAATGACTGCAGTGAGGATCTCACCTACTGTTCTTTCATAATTATCAATGTTTGCGCCATCTGAAGTGATGGGAATGAAGTCAAATGTTGAATAATTCAACATTGCATAGTTCCCAACTCTAAAAAGTCTCATCCACTGATAACCATCAGAGGTATAGAAGGGTTCATAAGACTGATTTTGTGGTTCAATGATGGAAGCAACATTTAGATTGTTATCCAAACATACGTAAACATCATCATTTTGATTGATGACATAAAAAACACAATCAACTAGATTCTTTGCGCCAGTATAAGAAAGGTTTTTATCGCTGTAATCATGTCTGTACATGTCATATGTGGTCCCAGAGATCCATCTAAATCTTGGAATCATATGAAATGCGTTCTCATCATAAATTCTTCTCAGTGAAAGAATCTCATGATAGACATCATAAAACTCTTTGATACTGTTTGTGGGAACTGGAGGTTCTTTGTCATCTGTCCAGGGTGTAGGTTTACCAATAAACAGGTAAGACCTTGCATTATCCTGACAATCTGATAAAGAATCAATCAGGTTGCGTGCATTTGCGACCCTCTGGTCATTAGTTTGGATGCTAGTCATGGACTACACTTTAAGAGATTGAATATTTCACTTGTAATAAGTGGAGTAAGTATAGATGCAATAACACGTCCAAGGTTCATAATGTTCATCACCTGTATTACAACCAGCTGGTTGAGCACCAATAATAGTGGTTGTATACTCTGGGGTATTGGCTGTAACTGTTCCAGGGCTTGAACAAGGATTACCGTAAGTTGGACCAGAATTAGCTACCGAAATAAAAGTTTGTCCACTCTTAGAACTTGAACTGCCATCATTGCCACCTGCCGGACCTTGAAGTATGACTGGATCAGAAAAGATCTCTGGAGAACAGAAAGAGTCATTTAAGATATCTACTTGAACTGAAACAGTAACCGCTTTAGCGTCATCACGTTTTACTGAGAGTGTGTCAGTGTCCCAATTAGCAAAAGTGTATCCAAGATCAGGCGTGTTAGGACCTGTAATGTCTACATTATTAATTTGCCATTGATACCTCGGATTAGGAGCATCAGTTGCTACACTGAACGTACCAGTCGTCGCTGATGTCAAATCAAGTTCCGAAGGTTGAGTGGTGATAGATGAGGTGAGGCCAAGTACAGGGATTATATTTGCAGAGACTGCAACCAGTTCTTTTGCATACAAATCTTCAAATCTAACATGAAGACGATAAATGTCCGACGAGGTATGATTATCAATTTCAATATCAGTTTCTCTCTGATATGAAATATCAGTTGCTCGACTGAAAGACAAAGCCTCCCATGAAACCCCATTATTATTTGATTTCTGCCAAGTAAACTCAAAAATACCAATGACAGGGTCTCCATCTCCATTGACTGGATTTGCTTCTGCAGATAGTATAAATGGCCCATCACAAATATTAGGTGCAGCATCTGTTGTAATGGTCATAGAACCATTATCACCCAGGTCACCATTAATTGCTTTGATACGTGGTTTATTATGAACATACCTTGGACTGCTTATATCAGTTTCTGTCCAGTCTGACGAAATCTCTGTGTTGACCCACTTACCATCTTCATATGCCAACCCTTGACCATTAGATGGTGTAGTTATTTCAACATTCTTAAGGTCTTGTAGTGTCAGGTTGACTTCAACTACATTATCAGCAAAGATAAGTCCAGTGCCAATATCAACAGCAACTGTGCTTCCAACAAAGTGTAAACCTCTTCCAGGGTTGACACTCACTCCAGTGTCGTTAATAATAATACCCTGACCTACATTCACATTAACCTGGTTACCAAAGAATGTCAGTCCACTACCAATATCAACTTGGTTGCGACCTTCAGAATAAGTAAGTCCAAGTCCATTATTGGTGGAAACTGCATCTTCTCTTATCTGAATACCCTGTCCAGGATTAACATTCAGTGTGACTGTATTTCCAGTACCACCACCAGATAAACCATCGCCAGCATTAACACCAAGAATGCTCTCATTGTCATTGTTGGTCCACTTAGTTCCATCATAAATCAACACCTGGTTAGGAACTGGGTTAACAACCTGTACATCATTCAGGTCATTCAGTGCATAGATGTCATTACTCAGAACACCTGTTGCTGGGTTGATAGTTAAACCCTGTCCAACTCTGATACCACCAAGTATCTCTGCACTTGCAATAGGAAGCACATAGTCTTTGATGGCATATGCAAAGTTTTCAACAGTTATCTTTTTTGTCTCTAGGGGAACTGAGTCCACATCATTAATGATAATGTGGTCATTACCAGCAGCAGTGCTGATAACTCTCAGTTCCTCTACTTTAACAATATTATATGTGGTTTCCGTTGCCATAGTTTTGGGAACTTATTTCTGAACTTATTTATTCATTGGGAGAGAGGAGCATTTCCCCTTCAAACCTCTGTTGAGAAGAGAGAATGGAGTTGCGGTTCTCACCATAACCATCAGGACCAAGAACACTATAAACAGGACCACTGATGATGGGTTCCTGGTTCTCAGGTGCGTATGTGACTACAATGTCTCTGACTGTAACATCAGCAAACATAATGAAACCAGCAGGGTGAATGATGTTCTGAACAAAGTTATCATAATGTTTCTGTTGTAGTGGAGAAGAGATAGAATAAGAGAACCACTGATAATAATAGGAGTCCTGAATGTGCGCATAACTCTCACTCACCATTGATGTGTCATCAATAAAGTGACCAACAGGTGAAGCAATACCACTGACTACACATCTGCAGTCTGCCTGTCCTTCCAGAAGAACATAACCCTTGGCGCCATAGTCATTGTACAAGTACTCATTATCCTTTAGAACACCCTGAACATTTTGTAAAGTGATGATTTGTGTTCTTGGGTCATAAGATACAAACTGTGCAGTGACTTGCTTGTAAGACCCATCTTCAGTTCCCTGCCAAACCTGGTCTCCTGCAGAGAAGAGGTTGTATGGTGACAATGTGTAGTTGGGGTCAATGACTGTAAAGTTTGAATAACCATTAGGTGAGATGAAGTGATAGTCAGGTAGACCATCAGCAGTCAACAGAGAACCAGCAGTGTAAGTATCAAACTTAACTACACATCTGGTTTCTATCATTATCTCTGGTTTCAGTGACCTGTCAGGAGAAATGGACCTACCTGGGTTCAAAACAGACATTGCTTGTATCTGACCAATGTCTTCAGTGAGAGAAATGTACTTACCTTCCTCTTCCACCAGAATGATAATAGGTTCAGTGTATCCAGAACCACCTTCAATGGTTTGAATACTGGTTACAATACCATCCACAACAATAGGTCTACAGATGGCGCCAGTACCATTCAGTGCCAAGTCATAAACATACGCTTTGGGGTCTCTGTGTCTGTTGCCACCACTAATAACTTCAACTCTCTCAACTGATGTTCCATCCAAGTGAACCACATACTCACCTCTGTCTATCTCTCTCTTAGTGACACCCAGAATGGCAGGCATCTTCTCATAGTCAACACCAGATGACTTAACATCAACCTTAGCAACTCTTGCTGTTGCAGTATAAGAACTGGTACTGTAGATAAGGTTAGGGTCATCACCATAAGTTTGTGATGTATAGAACAAGAACTGTTTATCATTTAGTTCACTACCCCAGAAGACTTCTGGTGGTTCCTCATAGTTGACACCACCTTCAACCACTGTTACCTTCTCAACAATGCCACCCTGTTCAGTATCAACCTCAACATAGGCATAACCACCTGTTCCCTTACCACCATAGAAGGTGACATAGAAGTTAGATGAGTAACCATACCCAGGGTCTGTTACATTCACCTGAACCACTTCACCTTCACTGATGACTGTGGTTGCCTGTGCTGGTTGAACTCTACCAGCAATAACAATAGTGTGTTCACCATTCACTTCATCATACAATGAGTTCTCCAGGAACACCACATCACCATGTCTTAAACCATGTGGTTGTTCTGTGGTGACAATAAACAGTGACTTACTTGTGTTAAGAACAGGTGTACCATCCTCAAGAACTGCTTTTGGTTCACCTCTCAACACCCTACCGCAAGCAGGAGCGCCAGTAACCAGGATAGACTGAAGTTTGGCATCCTCTACTGCAGATGTTCCAGGAGCACCAGTTAGGAACCTAATGTTATCACCTGGGTCAAAGTGAACCAGATGTTCAAACCAGATGTCAGATGTTCCACTACCAATATCTCCACCCAGTCCAGGCATTTCAGGAAGTTCTGGAAGAATGATGATAGGAGGTGGGACTGTGCCACCATCACCATCAATAATAGTGTCACTACCCCATTGAGTGGACAACATACCCACAGGGTTGGTAACTACCCAGGATGTACTTGCCTGATAACTGTACTTGATGTACATCTTACCAGTAAGTGTAGACCACCAAAGAGTTCCATCAGGATACTCACCTGTTTCTGCTTTAGGTGCCAGATAAGAGATAACAACATTCTGTTGACACTCATAGGGTTCTGAAGGTATCTCAGGGTTCTTCTGTTGGAACACAGAGACATCACTTGCACCCTCCATTGGTACAGTGGCATTGGGGTCAGTGCATATCCATTCATTAATGAAGATGTACATAATGCCAGTGTGAGAACTCCACCACAAGTCACCAGGTTCAATAGGACCACCGCCATTTCTGGCATCTGGTGCAGTATTGGAGATGATAACTACATTCTTTTCCTGTGGGTTAGAGACCAAATATTCACTGGCGGTGGAGTTACCAATACCAGTATCAGATGCACCCAAAAATGGACGCATACCAATAGGTTGTGTACACACCCATTGAGATGACTCACCATCATTGAAGTAGATATACAACCTACCATTCACATCAGAGAACCACAGGTCACCTGGTGTCAGGTCACCAGTTGGTTTGCCCTGTGCAAAGTATATCTGTCTATTCTCTCTTCTCTCATTGTTAAAATAATATATCTCTCTCTGTTCTTCAATGTTGAGAATGGTATTATTCATTCCCATAATGGCAATAGGTATTCCATCCTCATCTGTGATGGTGCCATTATCCAATGAACCAACTTCTACCCATTGGTTTTTATTATCTCTAAATGAGTCACCAGGTTGTATAAGGTTCTTGGTGAATGTGTAAACCACCAAAATGTGTGTATCATAGTCATAACTGACAACAATGGCAGATGCGCCAGATGTTGTTGTAATAATAGAACCAGGAACAAAAACATAGTCTCCTTCTGGTACAAGTATCTGTTGTGTATGACTAATAACATTTGTGGTTATATCTTTACCTTCACCTGATATGACATTTTGTCCTTCTACCTGAGAGACAATGCCAAGCGCACCACTTCCACCTGTGTCATAGTTGTCATAAACCAACAAGTCACCAACCTTAGAGTTAGCAGGTAAACCATCCACAACAACTATCTCAGAGATAGTGCCTTTACTGGTTCTATCTATTCTAACTTCCAGTTCATCTTTGGTTTCTGACAAATATCTGTTTCTCAGTCTTTCTACCTTATCATAGTCAAAGATAAGTTCTGTTTCCTTATAAACAGCATTGGGGTTATAGATGATATAATGAATGGGGTTGATAGACTCCTGTGTGGTGGCAGTTATCATTTGAGAGATGGGTCTATTCTCAAATGTCTTACCAATGATGTAAGGGAACTGTGGAACACCATCTATTTCAGTACAGAAGTAACACCAGACACCATCTGGATACAACTCAGCAGGAAACTCAGGTGTATTGCATTTGACTGCATTGTTCTCATTGAGAATGGAGTCTAATGGATATGGTTTGGACACTGCAATGTAGTCCAGTTCCTGAGTTTGAATGAGTTCTTCCAACTCACTCATCAACCTAACCCTCTGAGAAACCTTATTGGGGTTATAAATGTAGTCCTCTACAAAAGTACCCAATGGATACTCATCAACAGATGGAGGAGCACATCCAGGAGTATTACCACCACTAGCAATGATGTCATCTCTGGAGTCTGCTAATGTATATCCACTAACATAAAACTTCCAACCATCACTGTCATCTGTGCCATTCTTATAACCAGCACCTGAGTAAATGGGGTTACCATCAAATGCCCAACCCACTAACTTACCATGAGAAGAACCATATCCAGGAGGGTTAATAAGAATATAGTCTCTTTCTGGTAATGTGGTTATCTTTTGATATAATTCAGTGTTGAGTCTTGCAGGAAGAATGACATCATCAAACAACTTTGGTGGACAATAAATGTATCCAAAACTGTCCTTATACCATTCAGTGTTCTCCCACAAGAACCCACCATATTCATCAAACATCCATTTGGGGTTATCTAACACCTGCTGGTATCTGTCATACTGATAGAACTGAACAACACACTTAACTTCTGCTGCAGAACCCCTGGGTGTCACCACAGCATAAGAAGTGTTAGGGTTATAGTCCAAACCAGCATTCTCAATATTAACCTCTACAACTTCACCTTTGTCTACCTTGACAGAGAATGTAGCACCCTTACCTTGCTTAGAAGCATCAGTGACTGTAACTGAAGGAACATCATTGTAATATCTACCTCCATTGAGTACAGTTGCGGTATTAACTCTTCCATATCTGTCAAACATTAATGAAACCACTGCACCCTCACCACCAGTTATTCTAACATCTGGTAATGGTAGTCCTTCATAAATGGTTTCATCTGTAGTGGTGATGGATGCAATGTTCCCAGCAGGACCTACAGTAATAACCTCATTCACCTTCATCTCATTGACAAGAAGAGTGGGGTTGATGTAGTTTTTACCCTCATCAACTATCTCATACTTAGTAATACATCCCTGAACCAATGTATCAGGTGAAACATTACTATAAGCAGGAACACCATCAATGAATGAACCAATAGACCTTACACCCTTGTGGTCAAAAATGTATTCACCCTCTCTTATCTTGTTCTCTAAGACCTTATTTCTTCTTGGGAATACATAGAGGTTATTATACCTTCTCATTGGACCAACTGACTGGTCTGTACTGAAAGGTCCTATCTTATAGTCAGGTAGGTTAGTGGATGAAACAAAACAATATTCCTTATCAAAGTACACACCTGAGACACCCCAGGTCATATCACTGACATCTAGAATGGAGTTGATGTCAACTTGTCTGCTGAGTTTGTCATCATAGTTCTCAATGAATGAACCCATGATGGGGTCTCTGGGGTCCACTCTACCAGGTCCATTTGCATAAACCTCATCATCCACTGTATGCAACAGACCAGGGTCTTCAATGTCTATCTTCTCAACCAAACCCAATGGCCAAGACCTTGACAGATAATGGGTTTCTCTGCTGATATCTAAGTCAGGAACATCTGTTGATGTGGTGAATGCACCTTCAATGAAATAAGGTCCATAGACCCTAGACCCATTGGAATGTTCTGCCCAAACACCAATGTATCCTCTGGTACAACCAAAGAACTGGTTGAAGGACTTAGATGTGTAGGAGATGGCTTCATCATCAATGAACAGGACACCAGAGTCAGGGAAACCCAATGTAGTCTCCACAGTAATAGTGTAAACATCAAACCTGTCATCAATGGACCCTGGAGTCCTCAGGGCCCTGGTGAGTTTAGTGAAGGGGTTGGCAGGGAAAGTGCCCTGAACATTCTGCTTTTGAATGAAGAACTCATATTGAGTCTGGTCACCATATTGATATGATGAAGCATAGTCACAAATGGCTCTACCATATACTCTATTCTCAGTCTCTGGGTCATTCAAGTCATTGTAAGACTTAACCACCAGTTCTCTATTGATAAGTCTGTCTGGTCTCACATTCACTCTTTCTGGGTCAGACAGAAGGAATGGAATGGGAACAACTCTTACAATAAATGACTCCACCCATGTAGAATGGGAAGGTTTTATCATCTGGTCACCAGGATAAAACACATCTACATCATTCTCACCAAACAGTATCTTAAAAAGTGCCTTAATGCCTAACTTACTACCTTTAGACTGAAAGAAGTCTTTGATGTTCTCCAACATCTGACCTCTGTTGATGTCCCTGTGAACTCTTGAACTTGCAATACCAGGAGCATAAGTCTCATGGATAGTGTTGAGCATTGCAGACAAGAACAACACAGAAAGGTTGACTACTGTGTCTCCCTTGTTGTGTCTTCTGGGAACTGTTGCATTTCTGGTGACAGGGTCCTGAATAAAGGTTCCCAGAACTCTGGTTCCAGATGCACCTCTTGTCAGACCATGAAAAACATTACCTTCTCTGTAGTCATAAAGTATTATCTCATCATTAATGAGCAAAGTTCCATTCTTCTCTGGAAACCCAAACCCATCCATCAATGTGAGAATGGTGGTATCTAAAAGGTTAATATTCTCTTGCAGAACACCTGTTTCAACAATAGGTTTCTTATAAAAGTCAAAGTCCTTGTATTCAAGTAGGTTTTGAAGTAAGTCTTGTGCAAACCCCTGTCTCTCCTCTGAAGAGAAGGCCCTTTGCATAAAATAGACAAACCTGGGATATTGTTCAGATATCCACTGAGGAAGAATGCTTTGGACTTGAGATGATGGTGTGACGATTTGTTCTAACATCAGATGTCACCAATTTTTGTGTCTTCAGTTGCATTAATATTGGACTGTGCAATATCCAAGTCCAGATAGACTGAATGACTTGCTATCACATCCTGTGATCTGGGTATTGCTCTAACTTGAATGATTCCTTCAGGTGCCACTGTATCAATAACTTTAAAAGGAACCTGATAACCTATTTTTATCTCTCCCTTCTCATAGTCCACAGTACCAAAGTCTGGATCATCAATAACCTTCTGATTCACTTCATTAAAGTGGAATCTGCGTATTTTACCCAATGGAGGCGAAAGATAAATGGTTTTATCCTGTTTATGAACATAAACTGCAGCAGGAATATCCTTTCCAGGAACACCTTCTGGAAGAAGTCTCATAACCTCCTCTTTTTGTGACTTGGTCAAGTCTTCATATTCAGTTAGTTGCAAATCACCAATTTTACCATAATATGGATCATCTTCAAACCTGTATTTGGTGGTTTCTCTAACATTGTTCAGTTCCAGATAAAACTCACTGGAATAAACAACAGACTCATTGCAATCCAACTTGATGGCATTCTCAAAACAGATTTCATAAGACGCCAAAGTATTAATCAATGCTTTACCATCTTTTCTCATAACCAATTGAGAATTGTTTCTGGTGATGGAAGGATCCGCATCATCAATGGATGCAACAATGTTTGAGTATCTTACTGCTCCACCAAACTTGGAAACATTCAATGATCTGGCATATTCACTTAAAGTGTCACTCACAGTTGATCTAACTGCAGATGAATCTTTGATGGTCTTAGATTCATCATAATAAACAGTTGTATTGATCTCCACATACAAAACATTGGGATCTTCAATCACAATATCAAGTGAACCAACTCTATATGGTTCCAATGACTTCTTAATAAAGTTTTTGGTGATATTTGAAAGTTTGTCGCCCAACATTGGTTTGATGGTGATGTAAACTCTTCCATATTCAGGAATTGGAAGTGTCTCTCCACCATAAGCATAGATGCCATCCACAGATGGGTAGATTTGCCTTACCAATGCTTCATAATCACCAGCAACCACGCATCTGTTCTGTGCTCCATAATTCTTGGGTGCTCTAAATTTAACAGATGGAACAGATTCTATATCAGATCCACCATTAGATGTCTCCACATAGGTGATGACAGCATCTTTACCTACATTCTGTCCAAATGAATCATATGCCAGTCCATCAAATGTAAAGTTCTCAAGTGCCTGAATGCCATTGCCCAGTGGTCCATTGGTGACAATGTAATTGACATAGATCTTAGCTCCATGCTCAAGTTTTTTGCCAAACATTCCATCACCAAAGGTTAATTCATAATAACCTTCATTTTCCTCTTCAACCCAATAAGCTCTTGACTCTGCAGTCAGTGTAACCAGGTTGTTTGCCTGTCTGTAGAAAGAATTAACAGTGACATTGGGATTTTCTTGAATTTCTACTCTAATTGTGGTTGTATCAATGTTTGAATTGGCAAGAACAAACTTTTGAGTGTAATCAGTCTTATCAACTGTAAACTCCATTGGCAAATAAACACCTTCATATGCCAATACATTAGTAAACTGAACCAACCCTTCACTATTCACTGGTGCAGTGTGTAGATCAATGGTGTTAAACATCACTGAACCACCTTCACTTCCTGCTGTGAAGACAGATCCAGGTCTAATCTCTAGATATTGAGGAAATCCTTGTAAATATGCTTCTCTGGACAGTTGAATTGAAAAATCAATTGTAACTCTGGCAGATCTCGCTGAAATAGGAACATAACCAATGGATCTGGCATTGGCAACCACATTATTGCGAACAGATGATGAAACCAAGAAGGATTCATTGGCAATCATATTTGTGCTGTAAGCATTCAGTTGTGCCTGATATGCTAACAGATTAAGAATAACCTGAATATTACTACCATCAAAGTCATAGTCAGTCAGTTCTGGTTGTGACTTTAGATAGTTAATCAGGTTCTTCTTGATGAGGTCAAAGTCAACACTGGTTAATTCTATCGCTCCGGCCAATTGTCTGCCTCGTACTTTCAGTTATTTAGATGTAAATTTAACGAGTTGGTGTCAGAATTTGTTCCACAGTGAAGACTTCATTGTATCCAATGATTCTGTAAGTAATAGTCACCTTAAACTCATTTTGGTCAGGTCTGGCATCCACATGAACACCCATATCTTCAATGCCCCAACCATAAAAATCATTAAAAGTGGCTTCTTGATTCAAATAAGTGTTATTATTGAAATTATCCATGGATTGTTGAGCTCTGACCTCTGCAGTGCCCATTGCAATATTTCCACCTTTGGGTACTAATTCAGCTCTTGGTTCATATCTATCAATAACTCTCTTGATTTCTGACTCAATAAAGCTTGCAGTGGCAACATCCACAATTTCAAACATAAAGCTTCTGACATGAGAACCTATCTCAGATTGAAATGGAACCTCACCAACTGAGATAAGAATCAAATTTTTGATGGCATTATTGATTGCTCTCTCATTTCTTAAGATTGTCAAGTCTTTTGTAAGAGGATGTGGTTCAAAAGATAGTGAAATATCAATAAATTGCTTGGCTTGCTTCTCTAAATTGTAATGATTCTTACCAGAAGGTGAACTTTTAGTTGGATTGATATGACGATAAGATGGATTAGCAAACGCCATTGCAATAAAAAAGGGTCTTACGACCCTATTTATCTTAATTTTCAGTATTTTCGTCTAAAATCATCCTTTCTGTGTAATCATCCCATCCGTTAGGCCCACCACACCAATTTCTGTATTTTTCAGGAATTTGATGTTTTTTGCCCTGACGAGCCTGTTCAAGGTAATAATCAGCTTTTGGGCTTGTGATTAGACATTTTGTGCCTTGTTCAGGATATGCGATTTCTTGGAGAAATTCTGGGTTTGGTTGTGTAGCCACTGTTTTTGCTCCATTTTTGCTAAAAATAGAACTTTTTGAGTGGTTTCTATCACTTTTAGCTATTTATCACTTGCCTTGACCACGATAACGCTTTTTGCGATTATTTCGTGAAGTCGCAGAAAGTTTGGTATTTTTGCTTTCGCCCTGTCGAGTCACCTTTTGAGTGGGAACGACAGTCCATTTGCCGCCTTTTGTGAAAATAAGTGCCATTTTTAAGGATTTTCAGGTTTTTGTGAGTTTTTTAGTAGAAATTCAACTCTTTCTAGTCGATGAAAGAGTTCGTCTAGTGCTTGAGCAACACTAATGTGCTCATCTCTTCCAGGTGGTTTATAGTAAATTTCAAACTTTTTTTGAAACATTGAAATATTCGCTTGGTTTTGGGATTTCGCCTCTAAAAATGGCAGGAATCATGTACATTCGAGCAGCATCGGGCCCAAACTTGTTAAAAAGTGAGTAAAAATCGTCTTTTTGAGTGTTTGTGCAAGGAAAATGACGAATATTTTCAAGATTTAGGAGCCGTACTTCAGCTTTTACCTCTTCAACAGTCATAGAACATGAAAAAACCACCTTTATTATAGGTGGTTTAGGTGGTTATGTCAATTCTTGGTTCCGTCAACCTTTGTGTATCCAGGTCCTTTCTTAACCTTAACATCAAATTTGGCGCCTGGAATGTAATTCTTGCCTTCAAGAATAGACTCCACCCACTCTTCACTCATATGTTCAGCGATGATTTCAGCAGATACAGGATTGTTAGCTAGTCCTTCATCCATCAATGTCTGAATGATTTGTTCCTTAACTTCCTTCTTGTCCTTAAGCCAAGGTGGCATCTTCTTGTCACCTTTCTTATCTGACTTCTCTGATTTGGATCCTTTACACTTATCACAATCACATTTAGGATCACAAGACTCCTTGATGTCCTTTTTGCCAATTGCTTTACCAATGGCAGCACGACGCTTCTTCAGATAAGAGTCAGAAGAGTCTACCTTGCCATCGTTATTGACATCAGCATCTTCCTTACCTACAGGATCCAGCTTCTTCTCATACAGATCAAAGCGGTTGTAGGTCCAAGGTCCACAAGAAAGGTTCATTGTACTATCTAGTTTCTTTTATTTATTAGTTTGATACCGCTGGCGCAGGTGAGTTGAACGGCACTTTGTTGCCATCGTATTCGCCACCATCGTGTGTGGTGGTGACGGTGTAGTTGACGGTGCCTGAGTTGCTGGTGGTGCTGCGGACCTTGAAGCCGTTAGACAAGAAGTCCACGTTGGCCTGTCCGAGGCGATCCTGATATTTCACGTCGATGGTGCCGTATTGAATACGAGCGGGGATGCAGCCTGTATAGACGAAGGGACCGTCTGCATTGCTGTTGCCCAAAAATGTGCCCGTGATGGTGTCAGGCAGTTCATCAGTAGGCATGTTGACAGTGGACAGCGGTTCAAACCCTGCAGGTGGTGTGTAGGTGAAGGGTTGTTGTCCGTAGTTAATTGATTGCTTAGTCCCAGTAAAGCCGTTGCAAACAAATGTCCACTTTTCTACATGTGCAGGCAAAGTATGGATTGCGTTTCCACCCTTGGCGGCAACACCATTAACCCATTGAAAAACTTCTCTAGATGTTGGATCGTACGCAAGCCCGACAACATCATTCGCATTGAAGGCTAACCCAGTACCAACAACACCTCCATTGACATAGATGCTTCCGTCAGTGTAAATGCCCATTGCCCTATCCGCATAACCAGAGGCACCAAGGTAAGTACTATCATCGGCAACATTAATATCCCAAAGACCAACGTAGTAAGGTGTTGAGCCTATTGTGAACTCGCAATAGGACGGAACGTCAATTGCAATCGTGCTTGGAGTGGGCGCGGAGGTACTACTGGTCTCGCTTAAGTTTGCATCGCTAGTTACAATAGGGGTACTGCCTGGGAAGTCATTTGCCCAGAGAGGATTCAACGTCGCAAAGTTATTGGTCGGGCTGTCCTCCATGAGGTCGTAGGTGGGACTGGTTTGATCCGTTGTTTCAAACCCAGTAGCAGTGAAGTCATTCCCGTTCCCGCTGTAATCCTTGCCAACATCACCAGGGTCAGCGAAGGTCAGGTGGAACCCATTGGTGCCGTACCAGGCAGTATCTCCATCTTTCTTCGGATCAACAGGAACCCAGACACCATTGGCGTTGAAGCGACCGAAGGTGGTGGGGGGCAAGAGCTTACCATCAACATGGTGGACTTCCGCCATGTATCCATCAAGATTGTTTACCGCTGTGCCAACTTCCGATCCAAGAGTGTATTTGTTGGACGTGGTAGCATAACCAGTCTGTGAGGCTATCAGGACGCCGTTAATCCAGAAGTTATTGTTGTTTGTTTGAAAAACAATGTGATGCCAGGCAGATCGGTCATTCCAAACTCCTGGATGCACGACGACTGCGCCGTTCGAGTTAAATTTGTTTATTCCCTGAGGTCCGAAATTAAGCCAAGAGTTAAAATCGCCAAAAATAGAGCAGTAATTGCTTGGATTAAAGGTCATCCCAAACTTGATCCACAATGAATGCGTGGAGTTGATGTTGGTTGTTTGCCCAAAGGTCTTTGGCGCAAAATAGGTAACACCTCTCCTAAACCTCAAGCTCTGACCAATCGGGTCACCAGCATCTCCACCACCACCACCTGATGTATCTTGAAACCAAAAATGAGCGTTATCCATTAGCTCACCTCGATAGGATTACCAAGCAAGATT